GCCACGCCTGATTTGTATCGAGGCGAGCTACAACCAGTACATCCAACAAGCCATGATGCAGAACTTGCGTCGCGGCCTGCGAGATGTACGCAGTGTGTGTGCGTTTGACACGCAGACACCGAATCGGGAGATGGCGAGAGAAGGGTCGATCACTGGCGAACTTGCCACGATCGATCTCTCCGACGCCTCGGATAGGGTAACGCTAGCCCTGGTTGAACAGTTATTCGGATGGAATCCGAGTTTCCTGCGCTTCCTTAAGCTTTCGCGTTCTCCGTTCGCGCAGCTACCCGGAGGCGACCTTGTGTTACTTAACAAGTTCGCTTCGATGGGCTCTGCTTTGACATTCCCTGTGGAGGCCATGGTCTTCACAGCGCTGGTGGTTACCAGCATTTGTCGAGCGGAGGGGACCTTTGATCACCAGTTTATTCGTAGACTGGGTCGTCGGGGTTCCGGGTTGAGTGTTTACGGCGACGATATCATTGTCGACGTGAAACACGCCCAAGGTGTGATTACTGCCCTTGAGTCCGTAGGACTCAAGGTCAACGAATCCAAGTCGTTCCTTCGCGGGAGCTTCAGGGAATCGTGTGGCCTCGACGCGTATGCAGGTTGGGAAGTTACTCCAATCTACATGCGTCGGCGGTGGCCACGGAATCGCACCGAGGTCCCCGAAGTGACGTCGCTGACGTCATTTCGGAATCAGTTCTGGTTGCGGCATGGTCAATGCCGTACTACAGACGCAATCGACGCGTATCTTACTCGTCGTTGTGGTCTCACGTATGTGCCCTCGGGCACAGATTGCGTGGGACTCTGGTTGGACCGGACCGAATGTGATATGGGAACATTCCGCTGGAACGAAGCTCTCCAACGGTTGGAAGTTCGGGCTTTTATGCCCGTCTTTTCCTACCGGGAGGACTCTGCTTCAGAGGATGGGACTCTCATGAAGAGTCTTCGGACAAATAAGGGCGGCCTTGGCTGCCTTGATTTGCTCGAACTCGAGGACGCCGCGAAGCGTGCTCGTGCCGGATCAATCACATCCCTTTCGGGAAGCATGGATCTCGACGGACGGCCTGTAGCGTCCAAACTCTACTACAGGTGGGTGCCGACCGGTTGATTACCGGTTTGCATGAGGG